CTTCGACACCCTACCGTGCGTTCGCCCTGCTCGTTCGGATTCCGGCTCCCTCACGCGTTCCGGTTCGCCCCGGCGCGCGCGAGATCATTACCGAAATCCCGTTGCACGCACACCCACAGCCACGTACAACGGCTCGGCAGACGCCCACATATGATCATCCCCCATCACCATGAGGATCACAAAATCATAAAAGTCATCACGCCCCACAAGAACTAAATATGCATAGACATGCACAATATGCAAGATAATCCCGTTATCATGCATAGTTCCGGGCTGACCCGAGATCTGACGAATCGTCAACCACGCCACAGTCCCATCACGAAACTTCACCAAGACGTGGGTCATAATCCAAAGGTACACGTCACAAAACAACTTCTTCTCCAACTGAGTCTCCAACGAGGCCATCCGGACTTGAAGCGCAAACATAATCATATGCCCTACGCCTTCATCAAAATGGCGCATGTCTCCATGCACCACCCCCGGAGCCCCGCGACTCACCACGAAGTCATCAAACAACGCAACCAAATCGTTAAAACCACCATACTGCTCCACGTAACCGGCACCAACGCCCAGATCACCTTCATCCAGATTGAACTTCTTGTTCAACCTCTCATTGAAAGCACCAAACTGGCCCATCAGCACCTGCACAATTACAGGAGCGGCAATCACTGCCCTAGTTCGTTTCTCCACAACCTTCTGCCGAGGCAACAACTCATCTTTCAAATTGTAGCCAAAAACTAGCAAAGGATCATCGTGCAACTCACGGACACCCCAAAAAGTCGAGGCAACCATCATCACCACATCATCTGGCAAATCTTTCTTCAATTTATACCCCATTGAGGAGAAGAAAGGGCCACACGAAGTGTCCTTATCTAGCCTGCAGTAGGCCCCCCACATCGACCGCAACCCGTAAGTCACTGCCAACTGGTCCGTCACGAGCTTCGTAGCCCGCTCCATCAACCGATTCTGCAAAACCCCTTCATTTTGGGGACTATGACATCGCGCCACGGCATTCAGATAACTTTGTCTGTCATCCACCGCGACTGCATATGCCTCATCCTCATCTAGGAATTTCTCCATCAGCTTTAACATTACCGGGTCACGGAGGTACTTCTTCTCCCGCGTGCGTCGCAACGCAACAGTCGAATACTTGACCTCACACCCTGACCCCTCCAGCACACGACCAATGTCCGAGGGACGCATCGTCTGCAAAAAAACCGCTCGTTTTTGCGCTATTTTCTCA